GTGATTCTTCGGATCCAGTTTCAAGGTTGACAGAGGGTTTGAACTCAAAATATCCAGGTCTTGCGTCCGTTCTGTTAGCAGAATCTGTGTTCTGGACAGTGAACAATTTCTATGAAGATTCCGAAGCATTGGAAGAATTCTTAACAAAAGAGATAACAAAGAAAAGAGAGCAAGAAGATGAAATCCTTTTGTCAAATGTAAAGGTAAACATTTCAGAACCTGGAACTGGCAGTTCAATTTCTGTTACTTTAGCCGAAGATGACAAGTCAGAAGACAAAGTTTACATTAGGAAAACAAGTGAGCCTTCTTTGTTAGAGATTGCTATTTATAACCTCTGGAAATATCCAGCTCTAGTGATTTTGGTCCCTGTAAACAAAATTCAGACTGGATGGGGTAAAAGGCAATTTTATGTTCAGACAGAAAATGGTAGAAATCAGAACAGCCTGCTAGATGCTGGGTTTAGACCTTATCTGTCAGCATCCCAATATGATATGATTCTGTTGGCTGGAGACACAAAATATATATCTCTTGGACAAGATATTGAAAAAGTGAAAGACCCGTCTTTCCCAAATAAGTTCCTAGTTTCAACGGAAGATCAATCTCTCTTTGGAGATTCTTATCCTTTAGAAGCTTTTGACATATTTTATACAACCATGTTTAATGTGGGGTATCTCTCTAAGCCGGAGAGGGACTTTTGCTCTATGATAACTAAAACTATGAGAGGTAGATTCCATGTCATGCCTGCTAAAAGTCAGGAGTTGATAAAGAAATTTAAAACAATGAGCGAAAAGAAAGAAATTTTGGAAGACTTTAATTTGTCGAAGGTAATGGTTGAAATGCAAAGTGTTGTTGATTTTGAAAAGATAGACAAAAAGAACCTCTTAAAAGACACAGGAGTTTTCACTAAAGCTTTGACAGAAAATTTCGGAATAAGGAAAGAAGTTGGATTTGCTCTGGGAGTTATGAATATTGTATCTACATGTTTAACAGTTTGCCATTTGAAGGTAGTTTGTGATATTATAAAGGATGTGAGCCCAAAGGCCGAAATAAGAGCAAAAGGTCATTCTGACGATTCTATAAAAATGGCAAGGTTACCCAGAGTAAAACCCGATTATTTCAGAACTTGGGACGTTGAAAAGACAATTGATCTTTTGACTACTTACAAAAAGAGAAAGGTCGATTTTGGAGTGGACAAGATTTATTATCTGTCTGACAATGGAGCAGTTGTTGAAGAAGAAGACTTAAGGTCTATTTCTTGTTTGTTTATTTGTTTATCTTTGTATGCTCCACGTCTTGTTGGTCAAAGACCATCCTTATTAAAATGGTTCTTCAAACCTATAGACGAAGTGTTACAAGTTGTCTATACC